TATCTCCATTTATTTCTCCTCCTCGTTAGTCGGTACCCATTCAGCTAGGTACTCCATCTTAAAGTTATGCTTAGGTTTATTTCCTTTTTGTCCTTTAAAATACCAGCCCGTACCTTCACACTTCCAGCAACCCGGGTTAGGCTCTACATGCTCTTGAGCTACTTCACTCCAGACATAACACCCACAGTTAATCTTTTCAGGCTCAGAAATACTGTCAAGAATTTGATTAAGTAGTTCAGTGACATGAGGTAAAGCTTGCCGACAATCGTTCTCTCCGATGAGCTCCCACTCATCTAGTATGGACTTCTTTTGCTCATATGTTATCTTCACTGTAGCACCTCTTTCATATTTTGTATAGCTTGTATAATTATAGTAGCACCTAGTTGATTAATAGTCAATACCTTTTTAAAAATTTTTAAAAGAAAAAGAGGAGCTACTAACTCCCCTCTATTAATCTGTGTTAATCATACCTTCTAATGTCTCTGAAGACACACCAAACTTTGTTATTTCATTTTTCTCGTCACCTACAAGGATTAAGAACGGTTCCGCATCTTCATTATAGATTGTAACAGTCTTCTTTTCTTGATCTTCGTATATACCCCAGTCTTCTACATTGAACGGTGTGTAGTCCCGGAGCTCGTCTACTACTTCGATTCCTACGTGAAACATACAAGCTCTACCTAAGAAAGCAGACACCTGTTCATTAATAGAATCGATCGCTTCATCTACTGTTTTATACATTTCCATTTATTTTCCCTCCTTCATACTAACCCATTTTAACTGGAAAAGGGTAGCTAAGTCAAGAGCAGGAAACTCTTCTGCCAGACTCATAGTTGTGTCTGTATCTGCTAGATCATAGTAAGAATCCATTTCCTCTGATTCATAACCGCGGATAGTGTACCCGTCTTTCAAATCCTGAAAAGCTTCCTGCCATGAAATGAAGTTCGGTCTTATTTTAAACGAGCACTTCATAAGTGCATCGTCTACAACCATTTCTCTAGTTACATATTCTTCCCCATATTTATAATAAAAGTAGAATTTACCGTCTTTCTTCATAATACTGTGAACATGTTTAGTAGTACAATCTGCAATTTCACCATTTCTCATTAATGGTAGAACCTCCAATAAGTACCTAGATCGCATATCCCGCATATTACTTTTCCTCCTTTATGTACTATTTTCTATTTGAGTATAATTCGTGTAAGTATCCTGCAATGTCACAGTCTGTATCAACTTTACCTTCTTCATCGATAGGATACACTGCATATGGAGGCGTTCCTGAGTTACCATCTAGGATATTCATAATGGAAAAGGCTACACCGTCTGCTGTTTCTTCAGCGCTTCTGCCCAATCCTACCCAGTACTTTACTATTACACCTACTTGATTGATAAACTCTTTTTGTAATTCTTCTTTTTTATTTGACATTTTAATCACTCCCTCATATATTTTTCTTGTTCTTCTCCAGAAGCTTCTCTTTCTTCTTGGGGGCGGTCTGTATCTCCCATATCGTCTTCAAATTTAAAGTAGGTTCCTGTTTTAACAGAATCATATACCTGCTTGTCTACAAAGTAATCTTCAGTTAGGTACTTCTTTTCCTTTTTGCTATACTTTTTAATGTCAATTTCCCACGTTGCTGGGTAGTACATAAACATCGGTATCATAGTTGTAGTTGTATTTTTACCATCAGATGTTACTATAGGCATCATCATAACGTAGTACTCTTCTGGATGGAACTCCTTCTTATATACCGTTCCTTCTGTTATACTTGGAGAGCAAGCACCTAGTAGTAACGTGGCACCTAAACATACACTTGCTATAGCTTTTTTCACATCCTTCTCCCCCTACCTGTTTGTACAACCATTGTATCACTCTATTGTTTATTAGTCAACAACCTATTAAAAAAAAATAGTTATTTTTCTTCTTTATCTTTTAACTGCTTCTCTAGTCTGGCTGTACGCTCCTCTAAATCTCGGATGTAATCATGGTCTGCTTCATCATCCATCTTCCTCCCTTCGTTTATCCATCCTGCAGCGCCTGCGGCAGCAAATATAATTCCGAAGAATAGACCAATAGGACCAAAGAGGAATAATAAGGTTAACGCCAGACCCGCAAAGAAGATAATGAGGGCTAGTCTTGCTGTATCTAAATTCACTGTATTCACCTCCCTTCGAGGAGAGTAACATAACGTTACTCACCATATACTACCTCTGAACTAATACTATCTGCTGTAGCGATTAACTTACCGTTAGAATAAAACTTCACGTCTTTACCTGTAACCACTCTGCGGTGTTTAACAAACTCTCTCCATTCAGCAGCCTGCTTTAAATCAAATAGTTGTTTACGAGATACTTTCTTACCTTTCCACTTAGCCATTTAGATTCCTCCATCCTATTGTTATATAACCGGGACAACCTGTGCAACGTATCGTAATGTTACCTTGAATGTTAATGAAGACAGCTCTTTCATCTGGAGGGTACCCGATATCTGTCTTAACTTCTCGTTTGCTACCACAGCTATTGCATTGAATAGTAAACGTTGTCTCTTCCATTAGATAGCATCCTTCGCTGCTGACTCAGCAGATGTTTTAATTTTCAGAACTCTTATAACCTGCTTAGCATACTGCTCGTAATCTTCGTCACCGAATGTTTGATGGAGAGCCATATAGTGATTGTATAAATCAAGAAGATCGTCTACTGACTTAGGCATTAAATGGTGGATAGGCTCTGGCACAGGTGTTACGCCTTTATACGCATTCCGTAAGTCATTCCATGCACGATCATAAGCGTCTTCTTTTTTCTTAGGTTTATCTTCTTTCTGTAACTGTTCACCTGATTCTTTCATTAGCTTGTCAAAGCCTTTAAATAAATCTCCGCCTTTACCTTCTGGAAACATAGTACTCATCCTCCTCTAATTTTGTGAGTGGACAGGCTGACCAGTTGTCAACCTGCCGTTAAAAATTTTTAATAGAGAGTGCCACCGAATATTTTAGCGTGATCGTTATGTCCTTGGACATGCTTTGTAACAAACTTAAGTAGCTCTTCTATAGTTCCTGTAAACTTTGTATCGAAGCTCCCACCGTCCACAGTCTCTTCAAAAATATACGTATCTACATATCCTGCAATATGACCTTTAAATGTTACAGTTAACCGACCCGGAATGTTGATAACTACATCACCATTTTTCATCTGCCTGCCTCCTTTACTATATCTTGCGCTGCTTTAAACACTTCTAGAGGCATTGTACGATTTTTCTTATATTTCCATCCCTCATTAGTCATTTGCTTCTCAGCAATTGATACATACTCTTTACCTTTCAATGTACAAATACTAATATCATGTGTTTTCTTCTCTGTCTCCTTATAACTTCCAATTAAATCCTCTGAATCCCAAGCAAATGATTTTGCCATTGTATCTCTCCCTTTCTATTTTTCTATTATGTAACTCATGCTGTATGTTACAGTTTAAATATACCAGATGTCTCTATATCTGTCAAGACCTCTATGGAAAATTTTTAATGTTTGACAACTAGGTTTGTGTCATGGTACGATAATGGTGCTTCTTCTCTAAGCAAGAAAAATAATTACCATTTTATTTTTCTCCCTTTTATGTTCTTGCGGAAGGTACCTTTGCGGGTACCTTCTTTTTTATTCCCTGTAAACTGTTTCTACAGAAGTATCAACATGGTCAGCTTCAGAAGATGAGGCATGACCGCAGCCGTAACCAATTAGGAAGACAAGCCCGATAAAAAATATGAATAAGATCAATTGTGTGTACTGGATATGTCTCCTTACTTGTATCTTGCGATGTGTTTCTCTTCTACTCTTCAAAACTAGTTCCTCCTGTTAGTACTGATGCCCTTTTAACTCCGGGAATAGCTCCAGTGTACCCAGCTAATTCAAGTTGCCGGGTAGCTCTACGGAGAACATAATCAATGTCTTCCCCTTCCTTCAGCTTCCCTGAAGCTTCTAGGTGCTTATTAGGAATCCAAACATTCTGTACAGTACCTCCTAAAGTGAACCTCTTTGCTTTTCTATGCTTATAGTCTTTTCGGGGTATTAACGCAAGACGAATACCCTTGTACACTTGAATCAAGACTACCACCTCCTAACATATTGTACTACTAAGTTACCACAGACTTGAATTAAAGTCAACCCTTATTTTTAAAGTTCTTCTACTGACCCATTATCAATAACTTTTGCGCCCTTTACATACTCAACACCATCTACAGCTTTAGCATACACCCAGCATTTGTGGATAGCACGTGGTGCAATTAAGTCAGGAGTCATAGTACCCTCCATAATAATTGTACAATTCGTAAAGGTTGTCTGCTCTTCTAAGTTCTTCATACGAATAGCATGCTTTAGCTTTAATGTCTTTCTACGATTCTGCATTAAGAAATGACAACCCTCGAAGTGATGTTCAAGACCTAATCCTTTATCTGCATTTGCGTTTGTCTTCATTCCCATTGGAAAAACAATTGTTTGATTAATATACTCCATTATAGTACCTCCCCAAATAATAAGAAATTTTTAACCTGCTCTTCTAAAACTATCTCAGCCTTCTCGTTCTCCCGCTCAAGTATATATTCTAAGCTGAACAATGAATACTGTAATTGAGCAAAAGGTAATGTTTGTTGGTAGTGAAAGTTCCCCATACTCCATCTCTTACGATAGAAGTTAAAGCCTTTCATCTTCTCCCAGCCATCCTCATGCAGTTTAATGATAATTTTCTTTGCTTCACTGTATGTCATTCTAACTCTAAAACCTCCTCCCAGTTTCTCCCGTACTTCTTATACAACTTGTTACGGAGCCCAACAAGTTCCCGGTGATACCTCTGCTTGTCTTCTTTCTCCCTGTCAGCAAGCTTCCGTATACGAGTGATAAGCGCCTCGTCTCCACTACGGAATACTTTATCTGTCTCACGAGATAACGAACGTATTAAAGAGTTCTTCAATATCTGCTCTTCAACGATTAACTCTTGCTTCCTAGCTCGTCTAGCACAGTAACCCCCGATGTATACACCGATATGTTTAGGGATTTCATCCTTAACCTTTTCGTATAACTCTGAAGTCATCACAAAATAATTGTAGTGACCACAGAATGTCTTGGCTGCCTTACTTCTAAAGTCGGCTACTGACACCTTTATTTCGTAGCATCTCCAGACTCCTTTAGTATCGTAGGTGATATAATCAACCCGCTCTTTACCAAACCAGCCAATTGTTACCTCAAAGCAGCCAAACACTCCCTGCTTTTTAGTAGCTTGGTATATTTGACGTTCCAGCTTAGTGGTTATCTCCGTTTTAGCCACGGGTTTGCTCCATTGGCTTACGAGGCTTGCAAGCTCCTTCTAACCCTGCTTCATACTCACCACAGTGTTTACAAACAGCCAGTCCGCCTTCTACGACTAACTCGTACAAACGATCTTTAAAACCATATTCTTCAGATAATGCTCTTACGTCTGCCTCTGTATAGATTTGATGTTTCATCCCACTTTTCCTCCTTTTCTAAACGGTGAGTCAAATGGTAACATAGTTTGTACACTTTCACCGTTCATTACGGCAGTAAACAACTCTACGATGTCTGCGTGTGAGTTAGGTCTAAGTCTGTCTATGCCACGCTTAAGCTCATTCAGTTTATAGGTTGATTGAGGTTTAATCTCCCTATCAAGTGCATCCTTCCAGTATGAAGCTACAGCCCTAGTTGTAAGGAAAACATCCGATCTAAGTTTATCCGAAGCGGGAAAACCTGTCTCTTCATGAATCATCTGACAGATATGGTGTGCCTTATTTTCAACACGAGAATCGTAGTATGCCATTTACTTTTCCTCCTCTATCCATTCTAACTTAGTTACATAAATTTTAACTTTCTTGTTAGTGAATGAGTGGTTAAAATCCTCTTCAGTAGTAAAAGAAACTCTGTCTACTTGATATTCAGTAAGAACTCCCTGACCTTCTTTGTGGTTCTGGTTAAATGTCATGTACTCGATTACAGCGCCTACAGGTGGGATAATTTCTAAAGGATTGTTCCACCCTCCATAATGTCTTCCACCGTCACTGTACGTATTTACAATCTCACCATCACAGATGATTTCCATTGCTGTACCTAATATTCTACCCATTTTACTTCCTCCCAAAAGTTTATTACTGTCCTACAGCGTCCGACCCTCCCAAGACATCAGCTGTAACAGTTGGTAGTATGTATCTTGTTGTCTATAAACCTACTATACAATAAGCTTGTTCCAAAGTCAACACTTTTTTCCAAAAAAAAAAATACAGAGTGGGTTTCACTCTGTAACTCTCTTTACATATACGGGTTCTGTACTAACTCTTCTTCTGCGTATAACCCTCCATCACGGGACAGCCTGTACGCAAACTTATCCGGGTAGACATTGTGCTGATACACCTCTAGAATAACTGCAGAATCATACTTACCGTCTACACTCACATATTCTACTTTGTCATTAATCATGTATTTATTTTCTAAATTGAATGCACCTTCTATAAACTTAAAGCAAGTAAACAAAGAGATGTCATTCAGCCCTACGTTGAATGTAACCCAGTACCGATCATCCCGCTCACTAGCTTCTACATCATAACTAATCTGAGAAACTGTGAATTTCTTCTGTACGATACGGACAAGTACATCGGCACCTTCTTGTACTTCGAACTTCTTAATAAATAATACTTCTCCACTAAGTAAAGCCTGTATCTTTTCTTCTAACGTCTTATACTGTTCATAAGGAACCTTCGTGTATTCTGTTACGTCCACAATAGCCATTTGTTTATCTCTCCTTTATTATAGGTCTATGCCTGAAGCACGGATAGCTTGACTAATTCGTTGCTCTTCAGCTGTTAGGTCTAGGTTTTCAAAGAAATCTGCCTCTGCTTGCTCTAGGTCAGCAAATAGTTGGTCTTGCTGCTCTTCTGGTACATACTTCATTACTACTTCAATAAGTGCAGACTCTTTAGCTTGTTGGCGTAATTTTAATTCACGAAGACCTGCAATTGTTAAACCGTTCAGTTGGTTACCTGTGATCTTGGCTTTAAGCTCTACAGCCTTCATTCCTAATGGAGTATCCAGTACATCAAACTGCTTTACACCTTTACGACTCTTTTGGATAATCTCGTCTAAGAACTCAATGTCACTATACACTTTATCTACTTTACTGATATCATGTACTTGGGCTTGGGAGCTACTAGTCTTTTCTTGTTTAGGTTCCTTTGTAAGAGACTCTACTTCTCTATCTTTAATGTACGTTACGTTGTCCTTAGCACGTTTATCTAATAACTGAAGCAAAGGAACACCTGTCTCTAAAGATTCTTCACGTTTCTTTTTATAGTTGGTAAGAGATGCCTTTGAAATAGATAAGCCATGCTCCTTACAGAATTCAATAATGTAATCGTAGGTTTTACCCTCGTCTAACATGTTATCTACTTTTGTAGAGACTTTACGATTTTGATACAGCTGTACAAGTACGGAGCTAGAGCTCATATTCTTTTTCTTCATATCTTTTTTATCTGCCATTATTATTCAATCCTTTCAAATTATGTTATATCGTAAACAC